AAAAACACTATTGAAGAAAAAGATAAACTTGCCAAGATGCAAGCTGAGTTGATTAACCTTGACACAAGAAAACTAAGAAGCCAAAGGCTGTTACAGACACAAATCACAACTGCACTTAATGAAGAAGCAGCAATCAAGAAAGAAGCAAAGGATAAAGCAGATGCGGAAATTGCTGCTGACCAAAAGAAAGTAAGCGATAAGATTGATGAGGATAAAGAAATTGAAAGGCAACGATTGCAAGACCTTGAAGATTTAAGGAGAGATTTCTATACAAGAAGAAGGCTGGAACAAGCTGCGAGCCTTGAAGAAGAAATGACATTGCGTATGCAGATTGCAATGAGTGAGATAAAAGCTACGGAGGACAATTTTCAACTTCGGGCCGATATGCAGGATGCTTGGGATGCGAAAATAACGGAGGCAAGGGACAAAGATGCAGCCAACGCCAAAGCCCTTGACCAATCTGTGTTGAATGCTAAACTGGATGCTGCTGCACAGGCATTTGCTATAGTAGGTGCGATGTCAGAGAAAGGCAGCAAGTTGGCAAAAGCAATGGCAATCGGCCAAGCTACTATTGCTGGATTCCAAAGTGTGCAAAATGCTTTCACAACTGCCTCGTTAAGCCCCCTCACCACCGTATGGCCAGCCTATCCATTCGTACAAGCTGGGTTGGCAGGCGGGTTTGCTGCTGCTAACATTCGCAATATCGCAGCCACAGACGAAAGTGGCGGTGGCCCTAAGCCCGATGCAAGCCCAACAGCCCCAACGGTAGCACCTCCGCCAAATCCTGCTAACTTTAACACAGTTGGAGCAAGCGGAACAAACCAATTGGCAGATGCCATAGGTGGTCAGGCTCAAAAGCCTTCAAGGGCATATGTTGTAAGCACAGATGTAACGTCAGCACAAAGCCTTGACAGAAACATTATCTCAGGGGCAACAATAGGAGGGTAATTCACAAAATCACAAATTGAATACGTTATATACATATGAGAATCGTAGAACTTATACTTGACGAGGAACAAGAAGATACTGGAATTGAAGCAATTTCAATCGTTGAAAGCCCTGCCATTGAGTCGGACTTTGTTGCTTTGGCAGCAGAAGAAATCAAACTTGCGGAGGTTGACAAAGAAAAGAAAATCCTTCTGGGGGCTTTACTAATTCCGAATAAACCAATATACAGGGCTGGGGCTGAAGGAGAGTATTACATCTTCTTTTCAAAAGATACCGTTGCAAAGGCATCTCAGATGTATTTGAGAAACGGCTATCAAAACAACTCAACACTTGAACACGACAAGGCACTTGATGGATTGACATTAGTTGAAAGCTGGATTGTTGAGGATGAGGTGCAAGACAAGTCACGCAAATACGGTCTGAATGTTCCTGTTGGAACGTGGATGGGTGCTGTTAAAGTTAACAATCAAAAAATTTGGGATGAATATATTTTGGAGGGTAAATGCAAGGGCTTCAGTATTGAGGGATATTTCGCTGACAAGATGGAGAAGTCTAAAGTCGTGGATGATGAAAATCTATCAGAGGATGAGAAACTGCTGAACAAGATTAAAAATATCTTGACCAGTGAGGCAGAATAACAAAGACAAAAATAGAGTGTTCATTCAAAGTAGAACCTCACCAACAGGAAGCGACAGGGCTTGCTTGTGTTGGGACACGAACACTTATTCTAAGTCCTGTTGCGATGGCTCAATGAGTGCGCAAGGCATCGGAGTCATAACAAGAGCAGATTGAAAATACAAAATCCATCACCTAATACGTTATATAAAAGTATGAAATCAAAAGAAATGTTAAACCAAATCAAGACCCTTCTAAACATCGAGGTGAAACTTGAGGAAATGAAGTTGGAAAACGGCACTGTTGTTACAGCAGAAGACTTTTCTGAAGGCAAAGAAATTTTCATAGTCACTGATGACGAGAAGGTCGCAATGCCAGTTGGTGAATACCTACTTGAAGATGGCCGCTTATTGGTCGTAACTGAGGAAGGTATGATTGCCGATGTCCGTGAGGTTTCTGATGAAGTTCCTGAAAAGGAAGAAGAAATCACTTCTGACTTAGAGGAAGGCGAAGAAAAGTCGGAAGATGAGTCGGAAGATAAGTCTGCCGATGTAGGTGACTGGGAAGGAATGGAGAAGCGGATTCAAAATCTTGAAGATGCTATTGCTGACCTAAAAGGTGACAAGGAATCTAAGATGGAAGATGTACAGGAGGAAGAAATGTCTGATGAAGCACAACAGCCATTGAAGTCCAGAACTGTCAAGGAAGAATTTGCTGAAGCAGCAGCCGAACCTATTAAACACAATCCCGAAGCTAAAGCTGAACAGGCAACCAAGAGAGAATTTGGCAAGGGTAAATTCAACACCACCTCTCTTGAAAGAGTACTTTCAAAACTAAATAAATAAAAAGATGAGTAATTCAAAAAAAGTAGACTTAGCAACCGTCACTGCGATCACGACCACTTATGCGGGCGAATTTGCAGGCGATTATATAGCGGCATCACTTCTTTCAGCTTCCACTATTGATGATGGTGGTCTAACGGTAAAGGCAAACATCTCCTTCAAGGAGGTAATTAAGAAACTTGCTACAAGCAGTTTAGTTGCATCCGCTTCTTGTGACTTCACGCCTACCAGCACTGTCACTCTAACTGAGCGCATCATTCAGCCAGTTGAACTTCAGGTCAACCTACAATTGTGTAAGTATGATTTCGTTAACGATTGGGAAAGTCAGTCAATGGGCTACGGTCTTGGTCAGACGATGCCTCCTAAGTTCTCCGACTTTATGTTGGCCCACGTTGCAGCGGAAGTTGCCCAGAACACGGAGCAAAATATCTGGAGAGGGGACACCGCAGCTGGTTCAGTTAATTCCTTTGATGGTTTTGAGAAGCTAATCGCAGCCTCCGCAGCCGCAGGTGATATTCCAGCAGCACAACAAGTAGCTGCCGTTGCTGGTGGTTTGGATGCCACTAATATCATTGCTGAGATGTCTAAAGTAGTTGATGCAATTCCTGCTTCTCTTTATGGCAAAGAAGACTTGTTCCTTTATGTAGGTTCTGCCGCAGCTAAGTTCTACGTTCAAGCACTTGGCGGTTTTGCTGCTTCTGGTCTTGGTGCTAATGGTGTAAATTCACAAGGAACGCAATGGTGGAATAACGGAAGCCTATCGGTCAACGGAGTGAAAATCTTTGTTTGCCCAGGTATGTCTGCTGACAAGATGTATGCCGCAGAACGCAGCAATCTTTACTTCGGTACTGGTCTTCTAAACAGCACCAACGAAGTTAAGTTGTTGGATATGGCGGATTTGGATGCTTCTAACAATGTGAGAATCGTGATGCGTTTCACCAGTGCTGTCCAATTTGGCATCGCTTCGGATATCTGTGAGTACGCTTAATTGCATAATAACAACACAAGGGGTAAGTGGGTATTGACTTACTTGCCCCTTTTTTTTTAATACAAATACAAAAATATGGCTTGCTTACTAACTACTGGACGGAAAGTCCCCTGCAAAAGTGCCTTTGGAGGCATTAAAACAGTTTATTTTGCTGACTACGGTTCTCTAACCGCTATTGCAATTGATGCTACCACCAAAGAAGCTACCACTACTGGCTCGGCAACTTGGTACGAATACGATGTGAAAGGAAATTCCTCTCTTGAAACTACTGTGACAAGCAGCAGGGAGAATGGGACTACCTTTTATACGCAATCGTTGAACTTGACCTTGACGTTCCTTGATGCTCAGACACAGGACGAATTACAAACCCTTGCAGTTGCTCGCCCATACATTGTGGTTGAGGACTATTATGGAAACAGCTTCCTTTGTGGTTATGAAAACGGAATGGAATGCACAGGCGGTACTGTTGTAACAGGCGCAGCCGCTGGTGACCTTTCTGGATTCACACTTACATTTGAAGGAATGGAAGAAGCTGCTCCATTCTTCTTGGCCGCAGCCGTCACAGGTGATGCTACTCAAATTGACCCAACGGCAACTGCCCCACCAGCCCCTTGATAAATTTGTGTTTTAGTTAAAAATCAAGCCTCCTTAATCGGGGGCTTTTTTTTTGGATAGGCCATTCTACAAATT